AGTAGTGTGCTCCAGAAAAAGAACTGCATATTTTGTCACTACATAAAGATAATAAATATATAACAAATTACTACATTATAATGACAATAGATTAATTGGAATATTGACAGCTGATTAATTGTGTACCCCTACCCCCCTCCCATTTGCTGCTAGTTTCTGTGCATAAATGCACTTTTAGCCTAATTAATAAATGATAAATTTTGCCTAATTGATATGAATTTCTGGAACCTTAGATAGTGATTCCGAATTTTGTCAGGAATTGCCTGGCAGCATCACCCAGTCCAGATCGACCCCATGGCAATGTTTCAAGAACTCTTATTGCCTGCATGACTTCACCAGTTTTGGATTGCATCCACTGGTCTGCTGTCATGCCATCATAGCGCTGTCTTAAGCTCTTCTTCAGGAACTGAGCATCCATCATGCCTTTTTTTACCCTGTAGATGCCAATAGCTAATGGGTAAAAATTGAACCGATCCAGAAACATCTCTGTTCCAGGAAAGAAGGCAAGATAAACCTCAGCTCCAGCAGTCCATCGGATCCCATGGGATTCTGCAATTGGATTTACAATTGTAGCTGTTATTTCTGATTTCCCAATTGTGTTTGAGCCAAGATAAGTCTCCAATACATATCTGGCCAAGTAACCAGAGATTCTATGGAGGGTCAAATCAGTGTCCATAATCTGTGTGTCTCTGTTCCCAGGGAAATGATTGTTAATCACTTCAACTGCCCAGGAGCCAAATTTCAAAGTCAATTTTTTGTCTGGTTTGCTAGCCATCCTATCCTTGGCTTTCTTTGCATTCAGGAAGAATGTCCTGATTGTAGCCATAGATTGAACAGCATTGCCACTTGTGAAGAATCTATTATATTGTTCCTCAGGGTTGAAACCATTCGATACTCGAGATGGTTCATCGTAGAACACTAGATCCGACATTTTGTAGATTGAGATTTGTTATTGTCTTTTTTCTGGAGTACACTACT